GGTCTGGATAAAAATCCCAACAACTAACAAATTCTATTCTTGGTACTCTAACTTCTAAAGGATTATAAGTTCTTTCACCCTCATCTGACATGTCCCATTTGTTGAGTTTCTTATTAAAGTTAAAAGGACCTTTAACGATACCGGTACCTAATAAAGCAGATTCTAATAAAGAACTTCTTATTTCTGATGAACCTTTAGATTCATCTATTTGGTCATGGATAAGTTTTTCCATTCTTCTCGCAGCTTTCTGAGCTGGTGAGATTTCTAAAACTTGTGGGTTTGGCTTATAACCTTCAACTAAGTTATCTTCTACTTGGTCTTCTAAAGACTCGCTGAACATACCTTTACCAAAAGTAGCTCCAGCTTTTAAAACTTTCCCATCACCTTCATAACCAACATCATAAGGGTTATCTATTCTATTCCCAATATCATCAGGAATAGAACTTTCAAGACCAACGGAAGGATTATTAATATCTAGATGAGCCGCACCTAGTTCACCTTCTGGTACTTTAGTTTCTTGAATACCAATAGGAAATTTACCTGTGCCAAAAATAACATCAACTAATTGTCCATAGGCAGCTAGGACTTTAGTCTTAGTAATTTTAACAAAGATTCGAGATTTTTCTGAATCTCTAAACTTGACTGATTTGTGATAAAGGCCTCGATAGTTTTCGTAAGCCTTAAGCCATCTTCTTTCATCTGTATTACGAGCATCTTCTGCTTGATAGAAACGACTTTGAATGATACCGACTAAGTTTTGTTTTTGATTTTGTTCTAAATCTAAGGTTTTACCAGCTTCGCCTTCAACATCATTATATAGATTATTAGCTGTTAAAAATGTATTTTCGTTATCTGCCATTTATTTAGTATCCAAAAGTCGAATCAGAGGGTTGATGCATTTCCTTTTTTAAACCTCTTATTCTTTCTAACGGGCTATCCACTCTGGGACGACTCATTATCATATAACGCAAAGCATCGTATGCGTGGTCAGAGGCATGGGTATCAACATCCTCTGGATTGGTTTTTGATAATGGTATACTTTGTAACTCTCTTATTAAATTAGGGCAAGTATTAAATATCTGCAGTTTTGGTCTACCGTTTTCTCTAACCTTTAGGAACTCATGTATTTGAATTTTTCCTTGAACCCTATTCTTATCTGCTCGTCTTAACTTATGACCAGCTTTAATTAAGGCTTCGCCAACAGTAGGTCCAGTAGTACCAGTTCTAGCCCATGCTGCTGTATCTAACACACCTGAGACCGAAAAAGGGTCTTCAAGTTCCATATTTCCTATTATAGTACCTAATTCTTCTCCTGTCAAGCCTTTGCGGTATAATTCACGGTATATTATTAAGGTACCATCATTGATGTCGATAGCTCCCCACAGGCAGCAGGATTCAGCAGCATAACCATAGTCAACAGCTTTAGTTCTTTCCCAGTGTACTGGTAGTTGAAAAGGAGTAACAATGTGCTTAGTATTATCAAATTCAACAAAGGCTGCACCTTCGGCAACTTCCCAGTTACCTTCAAGTAGTTGTCTTCTTTGAATAGGTGGTAAAGACTTTAGCATCTGTTCATAGACACCGTCTTTAGCTAGATAAGGATTATCTTGTAACTTAGCTGGAATAAACTTACGGGTTAAACCATCATCACCAATAAAAGATTTATTAGACTCATTAGGTTCAATATATCTTTTCTTTACCCAATTAGCACCAGCACCACCGGGGTTAGCTGTACATCTTAGATAAGTTTTAATTTCTGGGTCGGTGGTTCTCAAACGAGATGCAAGGTAATTCCAACTAAACTCTGTAGGTAGATGTGTGATTTCATCAAAGCCAATCCAAGAATAAGCTTGACCTTGGTATCGGTACACATCAGCATCTCGTTCTAAGAAACCAAATTCTATTTTAGCACCACTTGGAAAATTCCACAACTTTTCTACTTCTCTAAACTTAGCACCCGGAAAAGCTTGGGGATATAACTCACGAGACTTGTCTATCATCTCTCTTAGTTCCGGCATAGACCTTCTAAGTATTAAAGCTCTGTGGGCTTTTTTATGAGCATACCTTAAGGGGTCAACAATCATGGCATAAGATTTACCACCACCAGCTGCACCACCATATAACACATCTTTCTCATCCGCAGCTAAGAAGTCAGTCTGGGGTCCTTCATTGGCTGAGAAGACCACCTTAGCATCTTTAAGTTGTGCTTGGACATCAACTGGCACTTCTGCTAGTTCTGTCTCAGTCACAACATGCGAAGTAGTTTGCTCAGTAGCTTTCTTCATAACTTGCTCTTGAGCTTTAACTGCTCGTTCTTTTTTATAGAGGGCTTTCTTTTGTCGAGCTAGTCTACGTTTCTTAGCAGCTATCTTCTTTTTATGTTGTTCAGCTAGGGAAGGGTCAGAGTCTAAATAGTTCTTCAGGGTAACGTGGGAAACACTACGGCCTGATTCTTGGGTAATAAGTTTAGCTGCTTCTCGCAGAGAATACTTTTGTTCAGTAACACCTTTTAGGTATTTCTTTAAAGCTTCGAGTTCTTTGGGGATGGGTTTGAGATAACCCTCGATGTCACTAAGTTCGTAACCAAAAGGAACAGTGTGACTTTTCTTTGGTAGGTAATCTTTTGGTATCTGTGTCATAATTAAAAGCTGGACTCTCCAGACGTTAAGATGGATGAAAACATCTGGAAAGCCTCTTACACTGACTCAGTCTTACGACTTCGTGCCTTTATTAAAAATAGCATCCCAATTCTTAGCAAACTGTGCTTTGTCTGGAATTGGTCTAGGTCTAGAACCTTTACCTACTCGACCACCATTTTTCTTGTTGGTCATTAGTACAGGTTTTTCGTTACTTCCTAATTGTGGCATACTTTACCATTTAACTTTGTCAGCCCAATAAGCTGCCGACATCTTACCTTTTCTAATATTCTTAGCATGTCGAGCTTTAAATGAGGCTCTTTTTTTCTTCATCTTACTAGATTCACCTTGCTTAGGTTTACCAGCTGTCTTGGCACCTTGCTCACCAAAACGTATTAGTCTAATCTTGTCACCTTCTTTAGCTAAAACTGCATGAGATTTCTTAGGATGCTTAGCAGTTCGCTTAGGCACATTGTAACCTGCAAACTTTTCACCTCGATATGTAATAGCCATTATGATGTTCTTCGATATTTTCTAGTTTTCTTCGCAATCTTCTTAGGTTGCTTAGAATGTTGTTTACCTTTTTTAGTATCTGCTCTTTTCTTACGGGAAGAAGCAGCATACTCTGCTGGAGTTAAAGACTCAATAGCCGCAGAGGGTAAATATCTTTCACCAGTCTCACTAGACTTCTTACCTGATTTAGTTCGCCACTTTTGTTTAGTCCAACTTCTGAGACTTCTTTGTGACTTTTTTAGTTCTGACATATTTTCTTTTCTTGCTTACAGGTTTTTTGACAGGTTTATGAAAACCTACTAAGTCTTTTAACCAGTTTAACATTTCTTTAAGTCCAAAATACATTACTTATATCCTCCGCCTTTGGCTTTGTACTCTTTAGCTAACATCTGAGCTTTTCGAGCTGACCATTGTCCGGGTCTACCACCCTTACCTCCGGCTTTAATTTTATTAAACAAATTCTTACGCATAGTAGGCTTGGTATAGTTACCAGCTTTGTTGACTGTGGATTTAGTTTTCTTGTTCGGCATATTCTACGTCTATAGTATGTTTCTCAGGTAGGATAAAAATACCACCTTGCACATTATGATTGACATCTACTCGTTCTGTTTTACCTAAACCAACTCTATCTAGCACTGTTTGAGCAGCTTGTAGTTTAACATTGGCCTGTGGTATCGCATCAGCAGCAGTCATAACTTCAACGAGCTTGAAGGCTGCTTTAGGGGCTTCTCTTGCTAGAACATTCGAGGCTAATTCGACTATTTCTTCTTTTAAACTCTTTATAACTTGGTAGTGATTACCTGAGTATCCGGCAAGTTCAGCTGATAGTTTTAAATCTCCTTGAGTAGTAAGGATATTATCTAAAAATAATTGTTGTTTGTCTGTTAATCTTTTATTAGCAGGTAAATTACTCATACATCTTATTATAAAGGTTCTTTTAGTTTTGTCAAGCTTTGTGATAAAATACTTAGGTACTTGACAAAACACGAAATAGGGTGTACAATAACATTGTAGGTCGCCCCGGTTAAATAGTAAGGAACCAAGAACAACACTTAGTAGACTATAGAGGTCTATGAAGCCTGTCAAACCTAGCTGTAGGGGTTATTAAGTCTTTATAGTTCCACTGAAGCCGCACAAAGCTCCTGTCTTAACACTGATAATTACCTAGAAATGTAGAACCACTACATATATAGGGGGAGGGTGCCATGTGGCTCCTGCCTAGCCCATAAACAAAGGGATACAGAGGACTCCAAAGACTTCAAAGACTTCAAAGACCTACAAAGTCACCACTTCAAAGACTTCAAAGGACTTCAAAGGTCTTCAAAGTCCCATAAGG